TGGAAATAAATGTGAAGCAAATTCAGATTTTGTATGACGTGGTGGCATGTTTACAATTAATCGTTTAATCTTTCCACGTGAAACATCTTCTAATTTTTGTGCAAAAATTTTGTGATGTGAACCTGCAATAAAGTCAGGCCAAACTTTTTTTACAAAAGTAAGGTAGGAGGAACGGGACTCCTCAGCCACTTTGATTTGCAATTTCCTTAATTCGTACTTTAAAACTTCAGTTGGGATTTGTGCCATAATCAAAAAAAGTTATATCATAATCTGTGTTCGTGTAAAACTTACACTTTACAGTACACTACACGCAACACCCCCAAATTGGGTGTGGTGGGGTAGCTTGGCGACTAAACCTAGTATGTCAGCCGTTTTAAGTACCTAAATGTTGTTTTGATGATGGTAAAACCTGATGGTTAAGCGAGAGCTTCGTAACGCTGCTGCCTGGCAGCAGCGTAGAATTTACCTGGCAACAGGTGATTGGACATAAAAAAAGGGCAGTATAAACTGCCCTTCGTACCAGCCCACGTGGGTAACTTACCTTCTTGGTAAGTGTTCGGCTAGTCTTGACATAATGCGTTGACCCCATTCCTTGACATAACTTGGACAGTTAGGATCTAGGATAATAGTTTCAACCTCACTTTCAAGAACTTTATAAAGTCCTTTCCAATTAATATTATCAGTATGTTGCTGATTAGTAATCGGTTGATCTGTTGGATTAGTTACACCGAACTGTTGGCTAACTAATTGCAACTGTCTTGATAAGTAGTCATCATTATCTGGCATTGTGATTTCTCCTTTCTAATGATCTTGTACTCCCATTCTATTTTATAATCAAGAACATTCGAAAACTTTTTTCACACCACGCAACTCCGTCAGCACGGGGTGTTGCTATCCTTATATACTATAGTAGCACTAGTCCGAAGTAATGGGAAATGGAAATGGGCGACCGAAGTCGCCCAATACAACGTAGGCAATTTATCGGTACTACGCTGTAATTCTGAAGTCAGCTACTTCTTCAATAGTAGCTTTTCTATTTCGTTTAACTGTGCTTTCCTCATTAGGCAACGCTTGTATTGTTTTATATTGCGTTGGCACTTTGCATTTATGGTATTCAACTTCGCCAAGTTTTTCCTTAACAAGACTTGAGTCAACCTTAACGGATAGCTTTTCCGATACATGAATAGTGTAATCCTTTCCATGAAGTATTACGCCCATGTCAGTAATAAGATTACGATTTACTTTTATGAAGTCGTCTAATACTTTCTTCATTGTTAAGGCACGACCATAAGCGTCTACGATTGCTTTTTTATTTCTTTCACTAATCTTGTTTGGGCTTTGATGAGCCTTTTCAAGAACTTCTAATATATTAACTGCTTTCGACATTGTTTTATCCTTTCGTCTTTCTGTTAATTATCCCTTTATATCCCATTTAATTATACTTGTCAAATCTTTTTTTCCACACGAACTTCCACGAACTTCCCAGCAGGGGGGTGCACCTGAGTTACCCTATATATACCCTATACCAAAAGCTATGTGTAATGGAATGGAGGTGGAGACAGGTTTCTACCACAGTGACGTCCACGCCAGGTACGCAGTCAGCACTGCTGCGCCCAGGTATGGGTGATGCGATGCAAGAAGCAATGTAATGAGTAGAATCATGTAGCCATCTCAATCATCTCCTGCATTCTCTGCCACTCTGTCGGCCATGAGTTCCCAGGCTCCAACTCCAGCTTAGCACCGTCCATCCAGTCCATGAACCAGTATTCAAGGCGATGGATCTCTTTGTTCTCGTTAACGAATGCACGCAGCTCGTCGCTGGGACCACCCCAGGAGAACTGCCAGCGCCAGTATCCCTCCAATTGGTCGGTGAATGTATGTGGCTCTACGTAATCAAACCCGAGTCCTTCAAACTCAGGGTCTTTAAGATCTTCTCGCCTCTGCTTCCATTGATCATTGATGCGCTCTGCGCAGGTCTTCTGGTGATCCTTCTCTAATGCTTCAGTCATTGTTTCTTCCTTTCTAGTGCGCAGGGACGGCTAGACGGCTGGCAAAAAGATCTATTCTAGCTTGGACAGGAGCTACCTGACGGGCCTCGTCCCTTGATAACTATATAATCCCATCTTATTCGATAGTCAAGAGGTAATGAAAATAATTTTCCACAACAGGTGCTTCCCACGTGGGTGCCGTCCCCTGTCCCTCATACACATGTAACGGTTAGTAACGGTTGACAATGGAAATGGAGATCCTGGTGAAGCTGCCTCAGCTGCCAGGGAAGGTAAAGATCCCTATTACTATACTTGTGGATTGGGCTCTGGCAATGGACAATGGAGGAGATGGTCAGCAACAGCGGCCCACGCTGCTGGGGATGCGGGGAGCTCTACCCTATAATGGGGCTCAGTGGTGATGGACAATGGGGAATGGAGAGTGGAGCTTGGAAAGATATACAGTAACCTCTGACCGAGGTGGTGAAGCATAATAAAACTTCTGCCACCTTGCAAATAATGGTTGTAAAGCCAGTTTTTTTGGAAGGGTGATAATCCTATCTTATTACTCTTGGTTACTTTCAACTCCACAAAAAAGCTAATGCCGTCCTGAATGCCATAAACATCTGGCACACCTGGCATGGCCCAAGATTCCAATCGAGTCCAATGTATGGAAGTTATATTTTTTTTAATTAACTGCCATAACTTTGACTCTGGTTTCAAAAAGGCCAACCAAAGTAATACAAAAAACCTATCACGATCAATGCAATCTTCCAGTGCATGGCAAAAAGTATTAAAAAAATTAATAATACGATTTGTATCATGGCGATTTCCTCATTAACTCTTGAAGTTTCCAATACCACAAAAGCCGAAACTCAAAATCTTCTGCTGTAATCATTGCATGACGCAACCAGCCAACACGATTCCAAAATAATTGATCTTCAGTCATTTTGATTAGCACCCTCACTACCTTTATCTTGTTCCTCAACATAAGTATCAATCATATTAGCAATAAATCGAAACTCCTCCTCTGGTGTTTGACCAGTATTGTTCCAATCTATTTTACCATTTGTCTTACAAATACCAGAAACAGTTTTTAACATTTGTAACGGAGTCATTGGCCCCTCTCTAAAATTATTCATCACTACTCACTGTTCTTTAATAAATGATCACATTCACCAGTAAACGCACAATCTTTAAAATCTGCAATACCCGAAACTACATCATATTGTTTTAATTCTTCTAATCTCTCAAAACATTTTGAAAGTAAAATATCAGCGTGATGTAATATGTATTTATGATCTTGTTTTTTTCTTGCTTTAATAATTTTTATTAAATTTCTTCTTGAGTTCATCTTTCATTCTCCTTAACATTAATTACTAACTCAACAGTCTTATCAGGCCATCCAGCATTAACAGTTTCATCCCACTGTTCTAGTAAAGGCACTAATTTTTTAAGTTGAATACCGTCATTACCATCAAGACTATCAAGTATCTGATTCTTTTTACTTCTACCATTGATCCACTTTGTACCAATGTTGTTCACTACATATTTATTTACATGCATAACTTTCTCCTTTTTGTATTATATAATCCCAACTATTTAGATAGTCAAGATTTATTTTCTAATTCTTTTACTTCTTCAAACGTAGTTTCAATACTATACTGCTCTTTGAGATCTTGAAGTTTTTTCTCAACCTCTTCTCTTGACATGGAATCAATAGTTCCAGTCAGTATCTCTTTCTTGTCAACATACAAACCAGCAATCTGTCCTCTCCTGGTCTCAGCAGCTACGGCAGCATTATAATTTCCAGCAGCAGACGCTTGGTCTCTAATTCTAGCTAATGTAGAAAGAGAACGCTCTTGACTACATTTGTATCTTTCGACTGATGCACGTCTTTCTGCATCAATTGCCTTTGCAACTAAAGGATATCTCTCTGGGTTTTGCAACTCAGAAGCTCTTACTTTTGCAGAACCTGCTGCATACCCTGCTTCGATTGCACATTGTGTAGCTGTTTTTAAACCTTCAGAATGGACAAACAACAGAATAAATTTACGCTGCTTCTGTGTAATATTTCTATCAAACAAAAGGTCCGAAAGTGCTTCTGGTAATGGAGTTTCAACTAAATCGTTCATTTCAATAGATGTTTTTATCAGAATAATATATTTTTAAGACAAAACCTAGCAAAATCGAGTTTTCTTTGTATTTTGTTACTTTGCATTACCTATAGAATTACCTCTAGGTAATCTAAAAAGGTAAGTATTCTGCTACTTGTTACCTTGTTACCTTGTTACTTGGTACTTTGATAAAATTAAATGTATTACTACTTGGTAGAAAACATCTATAGAAATAGATGTTTAAGCAAAAAACTTAGGATCTTCCCTAATTAATCGTAATGCTTTGTCTAATGCTTTTGTTCCTTCAGACATAATGACGTTCCACTCATCAGAGGTATAAGTTCTGTCAAATATTTTGTTGAAAAATTCTACGGAGACATCTCCGCATTTATTGCACTGACTAACCTTTTTTATCGGGCTTTTTGGTAGTTCGATGGACATATCGTTTAATCCTTTGTAACGGAAATAAAACTACATTACTTGGCAGTTTTTTCCTAAAATATATTGAGTCCATTATTTTCATGTTTTCAATCCGATCAAATTGATTTGTCCGTGAGGCGAGGATCGTGTCCAGTAAGTCTCTTTGCTTTAATATCTCTTGATGATCCATTGTTATTTTTTCTTTTTACCTGGTTTAAGTAAGCGAGTCTCAAAATCAGTTGCAGCTGCTACTTTTGCAGCAAATTGTTTTATAGTGCTATTAAATTTAGATTTACCCAGGGAAGCTAATTTATTTGTCAAAACTCTTTTTTGTGGAGCTGATAGACCCATACCAGATAAAAATTTTGCCGCTTTTCGTCTGTCATCTTGATTAATTTTACCTGCAGGTTTAAATACTCTTGCTAATTTAAGATCACTTCCAACTCTTTTTGTCTTAGTTTTTGGCATTATTTATCCCTTTTTGGCTTTTTCTTTGGGACAATCTTAGGTTTTCCCGCACCTTGAGGTATTCTATTTACTCTATCAATTAATTTTTTTCTTTTTCTTTTTCTCATTTCGTCAAGAATCTTGCTTCTTGCAACCGATTCAGACGCTTCACCGCCCATGGCATAACCACCAGCTTTCTTGACTCTTGTTCTAATGTCAACAAATCTTTTTGCATTGCCTAAAGTTTTTGGTTGTATTGTGCTTGCTGTGCTTCTTAATTTATTAAAATCTGTTGGGCTTGGAAATCCTATTTCTTTTACTTTAATGGAGCTACCTGGTCTATTTGCTTTTTTTATGACTCCACCTTTAGCTAATCCCTGACCTTTTTTAACTTTATCTTTAATAATAGACGATTTAACTTTAAAACTTGGTTTCTTATCTCCAGAATCTTTGTGTGGGTTTCTTTTTTTATATTTTGGGGCCGTAAGTCCTTGTCGTTTTAGTCTTGCACCAAGTCCTTCTTTTGGTTTTTGAGGATTCATATCCTCTTTTTTCTCTGGTTTTCTTAAAGCCATTTCGTGTCCTTTCCTTTAACGGGGCTACCGTAGAATGGTCGTTGACCTTATCAGATAGCCCCTTTCTCGGGAGTGAAAAATGAAAAAATATTTCTCACCCCGAAAAATAGATTAAAATGGAAAGTTTGGCAACTAAAAAGGTGGCTCTTCTCCCTTACGAATCGTTGATACTGGGCTCGATTGGATAAATTTTGTAGTTTTTAAAGCTTTCATCTCCTTGTGCGTCAAGTGGCGGACCGTAGTAGAAGGAAGGACTACCTGCGCCGTCGTCCCAATACTGGTGAAAGTGTTCATCATCCTTAACTTCGCCCTGCGAGTTACATACTTTACATTGTTCGATCGCTTCTTCACCCTCGAACCTTAGCCTTAGATATCCATTCCCTTTGCAATTGAAACATATCATATTCTTTACCCTCCTCATCAACTATAATATCACCAACACTCAAAACCGTTTGAATATAGATACTACCATAGCGTTTTCTAATTATATCTTCAACTCTATGATACCGTGCCCTGACCAAGAGCTCAGCCTTGGTCCGTGGATCACGCATCACTTTTGGTCGTAAACGAAAAAACTCATCTGTTAAACGCTGTATTAAACTAAGTTTCTTTTTCATTTATCTTTCTCTTCTTTGCTTCTTGCTTTACTAAATATGTTATCTGCATACCTGCCGACCGATCATCTAACTCAGCAATCTTTTTTAATAATTTATAGGTGTCAATTGCCACTGCCACCGACTTGAACTTTTTGATATCCATCTTCATCCTCTGGTTTATCATCGTACTTATGACTGAGCAGCTCAATGTCACCAAGATCAATTGATGGTTGACTTGTTGAGTGAGCCACGGGCGGTGTAAACTTACGCCCACAATTTTTAGCGAGTTGCGTCCATGTTTCGGCATATTCCTGGTAATGCTTCATCATGGGTTCATCGTTAATCATTCGTGAATCATTAG